ATAAGAATAGCACACTATTTACCACCACAGCAACCACTACCACAGCAGTCCATACTATTCTCCTTTTCTAAATCCTATGGTCAATAACCATATAGCTAGTGTAATTATAGTAGCAAGTCCTGTAACTTGCTGTGCTGATCCTGTTAATGTAAGTGTTGCAATAACTAAACCAACTAAAGTCCAACTAAGATTTAGTGTTTCTTTAATTATCTCTACTATCCAAGACCATAATTTTTTAAACATTAGCCTCTCCTAAATAAAAATGCAGCCATACTAGCTATTCTAGTCAAGATTACAGGAACTACGACTTCTTGTGCTTTTTCTTTTTGGTCTGATGTCATATCATCACCAATACTATTTATATTTATATCTTCAAAATCTAAATCAACAAAGGTTTCTATTGGATTTTCTAAAAATGCTTCGTACTGTACCTCTGTAACAACATCAGCAAGAGTATAGTTCTCTACATCTGCGTTCTCTACAGCTCTTTCTACATATTCCTCTACTGCTTCTGCTACTACTGTGTCTGATTTAATCGCTTCTGCAACGATAGCAACATCTTCAGTTTCAACTTGTAGTACATCAGCAACAACCTCAACTTGCTCCTGTGTAAGCTGTTCAACATCTTCTATAGCTTCCTCTACTACTGCCTGGATTACTTCCTGGACTTCTTCTGATACATTCTCTAACTCTTGTACACCAACATCATTAACTTCTTCAAGTACTTCTATGACTTCCTCTGTTTCAAGTTCTTCTACATATTCTTCAATAGCTTCAGCAACTTCTTCCTCTGTTGCATCCTCTTCTACAATAGGAACTTCTACAACTTCTTCTATCTCTGCTACTTCAACAGCTACTTCTTCTTCAGTTAACTCTTCCTCAACATCTTCCTGTATTGGCTCATCCAAAACTTCCTCATCAACGATTTCATCTTCCACCACAATAACAATGTCATCTTCTATAACCTCATCTTCCTCTATCTCTATTACTATTATATCTTCAGGTATATCTAGTTCTATAACTTCCTCTATTATTTCTATAATCTCAATAGTATCTTCTATTTCTTTTATAACCTCTACAAACTCTTGTATTTCTTCTTCAGATAAATCTTCTAATTCAATTACAGATTCTTCTAACTCTAATAGTATCTCTGCTTCTTCCTCTGCTTCTATTTGTTTTTGGATCAGCCGTTCTTCTTCAGCTTTTATCTCTGCTTCTATTGCAGCTATTTCTTCTTCTGTAAGTTCCTCAATGACTTCTTCCTCTGATAGTTCCAGATCTGTAAGTCCATCCACCACCACATCCTCTTCAAGTATCTCATCTTCTATCTCCTCTTCTGCGATAATATCAATAACATCATCAGGTATGTCAGAGCAGTCGCCATCTTGATAACCAAACCAAACTCCACTTTCTACTGCTTCCAAATATTCTTTAAACGATAAAGGATTGTTTGGATGTTCGCAACCATATTCATCCCACGCGAGATAGGTTGTGTTACCATCTTCAACCACATCTTTCGCCTGAGGTAGCGTTGTCGTTGTTGTGGTGGTAGTTGTAGTCGTGGTAGTAGTCGTTGATGATGTGGTAGAGCTTGTTGTCGTACTAGATGTCGTTGAAGTAGGTACATAATCATAATCATATTCTACACTAACTACTGTTGTTAAGTCACTAACTGTACCACCTGTATCATTCCTTGCTTGTATCTTTGCATAGAATGTAAGCGTAGTTGTTTCAAACTTTTCGTATATATATTCAGGAGTAAAGTAATAAGTTCTCCAAGACAATGCTTCATTAAAACCAAAGCTAGTATCTATAGAGAAGTCTGCTGCTTGGTCATCATCACCAAAAAATAACCTATAGTATTCAGGTGGATTAACTTCTAACGCATCTGATTCTTGCCAAGTAAGTTCTATCTCTCCATTCTCACTATCAACAGATATGTTTATGCCATAAGGTGTTTGTGTTTCTGTGTGATACGCATAAGCAGGTGTTGTAACTAATAAGAAAGCTGCAAGTAAAATAAAAAACTTTTTCATATTTTACAGGCATCTCCACAGTCATCATCAAATTCGTGTGAAGTATCTACAAACTCTGGGTTGTCTGCAAACATATTGTCTGGAAGTACAAAGTCCTCTTCCATTACATTAAGTTATTTATTAATACCACCAATGCGGAAATAGCTACTAGCCATCCACTTAATTCTTGTCTTGAAATCTTTTGATTAACCTTTTCGTGTAACTCATCTATGCGTTTGTTTATATCTTGTTGTCCTTCCAATATTAGAGTAAGCATTTCTTTCTGTGTAAAACCATTACCATTAGGGGAGGTCATCAGCGTTCCATTCGTTATCTAAATCTATTATTGTTTTAAATTCTTTATCTATGTTGTAGTAATTAACTATTCTTTTAAGATAGAAACTAATATCTTTTAAAAAAAATCCAAATAGAAAGCCAATTACTAAATCCATAAATTGGATTATATCATATTAATTATTCAGGTTTAGGGTTATCTGATTTAACTTTTGCTATGTGGTCTTTCCAAGTAGTAGTACTGTTTACATTATCCCAATACTGCATATCTAATTGGTCTTGTATTGATGCGTAAGCAACAGCTCTATCTCTTTGATACTGCTTGTTATTGTAATCTGTTTGTAACTCTGTAAGTTTAGCTTCTATATCAGAATTGCTAGGTTGGTCTATGTCATCAGAATACCAATTAGTAATAGTCCAGTTTCCATCTCCATCTGTGTCATAACTAAATTCAGCATTAGGTGCTAATGCTTTTATTGCTTTTGTTACTGTTGGTTGTTCCATTATGCTACCTCTATTGCACCTATGACTAATGTCATACCTCTAACAGAACCTGCTCTACTGTCATCATTGGTTGTATATCTAGTTTGTAACTGTGCTTTAATTGTAAAAGCAGATGTAGTTGATGGAGAAAATTTAAACATAGTAGTAAATGCGTGATAAGACCTTGAACCTGATGAACCATTATAAACACCCATAGTTGCAGTTAAATTACTTTCTCCCCATACATTAGCATAAGAACCACTATGGTTACTTTGTATTCTTACTGCTGCTGCTGCTGTATTACCATCTGATGTGTATTCAACAGGTATTGTTGCATAGCAAATAATGTCATTACTTGTACTAGCAGGTGTTATTGATACTGATGCACCTGATATATCTGTCCAAGTAGAAGTAGATGTAGATGTAGTAGTACCTGATGTAACTCTACTTTCTTGTATTTGTTGTACACCAACAGTAGGTATTTTACTATCTTTAATTAAAACACCATCAATAGTTACACCATTTGCAGAAGTCTTTTCTGATATTGTATCTACTTTTATTTCACTTACCATAATCTATCCTTTAGGGTACTTGTCTTTTACTGCTTGTCTTGCTGCTTGTAAATCTGTAAGAGTATCGCCACCATCTAGTAATGCGTGTATGCAATCTTGTAATGATGGATATTCTGTAAGTCTATCTCTTTGATATTGTTTAGCATCTTCAACAGCTTGTAGCTCATCTAACTTAGCTTGTATATCTTCTTTGCTAGGTTGAGTTACATCATCAGATAACCAAACTATTTGGTCTAAATCTTCTTCAACTACAGCAAATAATGCTGTTGGTTCTAGTGCTAATATTGCTTGTGCTACATTTACTTTCATTATCCACCTATTTCTATTGCTGTTATAGTTGACCTACACCTAGTAATATACCCTGCATCAGTATCATTTTCAGGTCTATTGTAATACCAAGTTTCACTACCAGAGTGAGCATTACCTATATAAATTGAGTATGTAATTGCTGAAGTGCTTGATGGACTATCTAAAAATGACATATGATTATTTAGAGCTTGATATTGAATATCATTAAAATCTCCAGTATTTATAGGTTGAAATATAGGTGACCTACTACCTGATGACACATCACTAACTCCTAGTTGTGTGCTACCTCTATAAAAATTAAGATAACCATATCTTCCCTTTCCACCTATTGCTATTGTTGCTAGTAACAAAACTTTACTTGATGTAGAAGTAGGCGTAATTGCTACCTCTAAACTTCCTGCTTTTACATTTGTAGCAGCTAGTGAATAACTTGCAGCAGTTGTATCAGTAGCACTAACAGCTTGTAATACAGGACCTTTTAATGTAAATGTTTTGTCTGAACCTAACGAAGTAGGGCTAGTTAATATGGTATAGTTACCACTTCCATCATCTATTTTTATACTACCTGGCATTTATTCTCCTGGCTTAGGGTTGTCATCTTTTACTGTCTTTAAAGCTGTGTAAAAAGCACCTGTGTTATCTAGTGTACCATTATTTATATCGTGCCATAGTTTATCTAGTTGCTCTCCAAGAGGTGGATAAGTTGCAACAACTTCATCTTTGCCTTTGCCTTGTACTCTGTAAGTCTTATAACCATTAGCTTCAACATCTAATTGTCTAGCTCTTTCATTCTCTGCCCAAGTATTAAGAGTTGCTTCTACTTCTTCAGATGTTAAATCAACTCTTTCTCCATTAACAATCGTATGAGTAGGTGCTTCTAATTCTGCTTTAATTTCTTCTATTGATTGTGCCATTATTTTCTCATTCCATAAATTGTTATCTCACCACTAGCAATATTACCTGATGCCATAAAAAATTGTAATCCTGTAACAACATCAGATTGACCCATACCAACAGCGTAATCTTGTCCATGTAAACTTGTGAAAGGATTTTTTCTATAAAATTTACCAACCACACCATTTGAGTTTCCACCACCTGTATATAACACCATTTCTCCTGACATAGTTTCATTAGCAGTACTACCTAAATCTATAACTACTGCACTATCTCCATTACTTATATTACTTTCAAAACCACTTGAAGCAGTATCTCCATAATAATATGCACCAGACCTATAATAAGTGCCTGTTACATCACTACCACTTGCACCACCTTTTCTAAATCTAAACATTAAACTGGTATTATCTGTTCCAGGTATCATTTTTCTTAATACAACATTGTATTGAGAATACAAAGTGTCATCAACAAAATTATCAAAAGTTAAAGCAGAACTTGAACTTGCAGTACCACTTGTTAATTTGACTAAACCACCACCTGCTGTTGCTGATAAAAAATTGTCTTTAATTAAAGCACCATCAATGGTTACACCTGCTGCAGAAGTTTTTTCTGATATTGTGTCTGTTTCTACTGCGTTGTCTTTTAGTTTGACACCATCAATAGTTACACCATTTGCACCTGTATATTCATTGATTGTGTTTACTTGTATTTCACTCATAGTATTACCATTGTACCTGCATTTGTTACTATACCACTTATTGTTAATGGTCCTGCATATACAGCACCATCAGTAGAACCTATAGTGTAATTTGATGTTTGTTCTTGACTATGAACATAAGCACCACCTGCTGATGTTAAAGCTAGTGTTGTACTCATAGTTGCTCTTTCAGTTCCTGCTGTATCAAATCTAATAATATCTTCATCAGCACCTTCTTCTACTTGTATCTTAGTATCGCTATCAGCATCTACTATTTTTGTACCATCAACACCACTAACAACTAAGTCTATTGTTCCATCACTATCTTCGTATGTAGCGGTTATACCTGTTTCGGTATTGCTACTAAACATAGCACCGACAATATCTTGTATCTGTTCGGTAGTATTTCCTGTAGCAACTAAGTCTATAGTGCCATCACTATCTTCATAGGTAACTGTAATGTTAGTTTCTGTATTACCTGTGAACATAGCACCGACAATGTCTTGTACTTGTTCAGTAGTAAGTTGTGTGTCTGCTGTCATGTCATCTACAACTAAATCTATAGTGCCATCTGAATCTTCATAAGTAGCAGATATTCTAGTTTCTGTGTTGCTAGTAAACATAGCACCTACTATGTCTTGTACAGCTTCTGTATTTAGTGTTACTGTTACAGTGTCTGTTGCACTAGCTGCTGTATCAATACCATTACCACCTGCTATCTCTAATGTGTTTGCATCAGATATAGTTTGGTCTGAACCAGTATCTCCTGATACAGTAAAACTGTTCATGTTTCCAACACCAGTTCCAGATAAGAAAGCTGCTCTAGTTTGTTTCTTTAAACCACTAGCAGTGTCATCATATATAAGTATTACATCATTGTTATCAGCAGAAGCTTCATTAGTTTGTCCAGTAATAACTGTTGCATCTACAGCTATATCATTACCAGATATTGTTAAACCATTTCCACCATCTAATGGTGTTCCAAATACTGTAATTTTTCCACCCATACCAGAGTGTGATGTACAATAATAATAAAGAACATCTGGAGTAGCAGCATCTACTGTGTACTCTACATAAGAACCAGTAGTCCCTTGTGATACACCAGAACTTGTTTTGCCTGTTGTATATTCAGAACCACCACCATGTGAACCATTACTTGTTATAGATAAAGCAAATGGATGTCCAGAAGTAGAGCTATGAGATAAATTAAATCTATGAACAACTCCTGGTCTAAAAGATATTGTAGCTTGTGCTTCTCCATCTATATAAAATTTATTACCAGAACCTGGGTTAACAACAGTTACTGCATACTCTACTATTACTGGATTATTTTCTAAATTAATAGTTTTATTTGTTAATTCTTGTGTCCCTGTAAGAGTTGCAACAGAACTATCGATAGCTACTGTAATTTTATTAGTACCTGTAGCTGTGGCTATACCTGTACTACCTTCAATATCTAATGCTTCAGAATCTAAATCTATTTCAATATTGCTACCAGTATCAGCAGATACTTCTAAATGTTCTGCTGTTATTTGGTCATCTACATATTTTTTAATTGATTGTTGTGTAGCAAGATGCGTGTCACTATTACTAGCCATATTATCTTCATCTTTTACAGGAACAACAAAATCCATTGTTCCATCACTATCTTCGTATGTTACATCTATAAATGTTTCTGTATTACCAGTGACCATACCTCCAACAAAATCTTCTATTGATTCTTCTGTTTGTATTTGACTATCTACATACGCTTTTATAGATTGTTGTGTAGCAAGGTGTGTAGCACTATCAGATGACATATTATCTTCATCTTTAACTAATCCTGATGTGTTTACTGCAGTACCTGCAGAGTTCATTATTGTATCTACTCTGTCATTTAAGTCATCAAAGTGTTGCTTCATAGCAACCATTCTGACTTTAGCACCTACAGCGTGTGCATTTAATCCACCACTATCACTATCAATATTTCTAACAACTGTAAGTGAAACACCGCTTCTACTTGTAACCTTTACATATTCCCTAGTGCTATCACTATCAGGGTCTATAACAAGATACATTGGATTGGATGCGGAAGGTGAACCTACTGGTGCTGCGTTTACTTGTACTGATACTTCTGTTGCATCTGCACCAATGGCTAAAGCTAATGTTGTTTCATAAGCATTTTGTAATATGCTTTTTTGTGCGGTCATACTATCCTAATCCTGCTACTCCTAATTGTCCTACACCAAGTAGTCTTGTTACTATCGTAGCAGCATCTTCTGCTCTCACACCACGCACTCTAAGTAAACAAAACTGCGTTACTGAACCTATCTCTGACCTTTCAGAAATTGGGTATTGTACAGATTCTACCACACCTCTTATTATTTCGCTAGGTTCAAACATTTGTAGTGTAACAGAATCTCCCTCTTTATTTTTTAATGTTTGATATATTACTTCACCTAAATTTTGTACTTTAAATGCTTTACGATTAGGTCTTTCTACCTGGTCAGATAAGTTAATTGGCACAGTAACTACTACAAGTTCTGGTCTAGGCAAAGCTCTTACAGATACAGCTCTAAACTCTGGTGATTCTGTAAATGTTACATTAGGTTCTAATACTATTTTTGTATTTAAGTATCTAGCGTTTCTGTTTAACTGATATTCTACATTACCTGTACCTGCAACAGAACTACCTATTAGTTCCCAACTAGAACTATTAGGGTCATCAATAGTGTCATAATTTGTAGATACAAATATCTGTACAGATTTACCTGCAGATAAATTACTATGTTCTACTTCTACACCTACCCATTGTTTTTCTTCTGATGTAAAAAAATCTGCGTTAGGTAATATTAAATAACCTGTGCTTTCATACAAAGATGTTTCTCTGTATATATCCTTACCTGCTACAGCTACAACAAATTTTCCATTTGCATTTGTTATACCTGTAACAAATCCTGATGCACCGATTTTTAAATCTCTAGCAAATCCTGCTGTTGGTAAATAGTATCTCCACAAAAAACTTTCACTACCGCTTTCTTTTATGCCACAATATACACTATCTCTTGATACAAACATATGTTTAGGTGTTGTATCTTGTCCTGATATAACCCATTCTTTTATTAATTGTCTGTTAGCTAATACATACAAGTTATCTGCTACAACTAAATCTGCTTTATAAAATCTACCTACATCTCTTGATTTTTCTTTAGTACCAAAAAATACAATACCTTCTGCAGCAGCAATAGAATGCACTTCTTCAAATGGTATGTTTGTTTGTCCTAACAAAGTCATAGTTCCTGTAACATCTTTTAACGAATATATATCACCATTGGTAGAAGCTACTAATACAACAGCACCTGCATCTACAACTTGTGATACATGATGACTATCTTCAAAAGTTATTACTGCTTGTGCATCTTGTAAATCAGAACCTGACCATGTTTTATTAAATGGACTTACTGCCCATACTCTTTCTACTGAACCATCATCACCTGATATTATTAGTTGACCTTTAGCAAACCATACACCATTTAAACCACCTGAACTAGATTGTGCTGTTGATTCTTCTGTCCATGTAGTTCCATTAAACTTTATAAGTTCTGAATTGCTTGTTCCATCTGCTGTTGTTAAATATAATTGATTACCTACAGCAGCTATACCAGTAAAATTATAATTTATTGTAAGTGATGTATAACTAGAATCAGTTACTTCTGCCCAAGTATCTCCATGGTCTGTAGATTTATACACTTTATTTTGGTCTGTAACATACAAGTGACCATTTGTAAGTTGTGCTAAATAGTTATTAGAACCTGCAAATACTGTGTCTGCACCTCTAACATTTTCATCTTGTGTTGTATATAGTAAATGGACATGATAAGAGGTTTCATCATCTCCATGAAATACATCAACGCCTTGACTATCAAAAAATCTTGTAACATCTCTGTCTGTATTGTTTCTTTTGTGTGCTGAGTCTAAACCTTGTCCACCGCTAAAATCTGACCTAGAAAATATTTGACCTATGTTAGTTGTTATATCTTCAGGATTAGCTTTTAAATTAACTTGTTGATTAGGAAACTCTGCAGTAGATATTGTCATTTGTCTGTTAGGTCCTATTGCGGCTCTAAACAACAAATCATCTAATGCTAAATCATATCCTTTTCTTTTAGGATTTATAACTTCACTTGTTAATGGAACTCTAGGCATTATTGTACCCCTGAGTTAACACCATTAATTTCTACTGCTTCAGGGTATCTTGCTCTTAAATTTTTTCTAGCTTGTTGTATTAATACTTGTTGATATTGTAATAATGAATTTCTGACAGATGATGCTGAACCTACTGGAAAGTTATTAAGTTGCATTGATTGTGTAATATTTTCTACTGTGACTGCAGGTATATCTCTACCTGATACTAACTGTGCTGCTACACCTGCCATAACAATAGGTTCATACTCTGTTTCTAAACCTACTTCTGCAAGTGTTGTATCTTCTATATCTCCATCAGTGTCATAATCTTTTACATCTAAAAATTTTTTCTTAAATGTTACATACACAGTATGACCTTGTGATATTGAATAAAACTGTAAAGCATTAACTACGCTTGGTCCTGCGGTGTATGTAATTGTTCTTTCAGTTCCATTACTATCTGTGTATGTAAAAGGATTAGGTAATGTAATTAATTGTACAGACACAGGTTGAAATACAACACCAGTTTGGTCTGAACCAGAAGAAAAATCTGTATATTGTGATATTGCTTTTAACACTGATACTAAATAATTATTACTGCCTGGTGCATCATGTGTACCAAGTAATGTATATCCATCACTAGCAATTACAGTTTTAGTTTCTACTGCAAACAATGTTGGATATAAATTGTGTATTTGGTCTGACACAGCATCAAATACTGTGTTTCTAGGAAAGACTGGATTTACACGAATAATATCATCTACTGCGTGTGCAGCTAATGTTGTACCTCTAAAAGCTCTTTTGACTGTTAGCTGTTCTGCTGATGTATTTAGTGCAGTAACTAACATTAATTCTCTGTTTACTTCTACTACAGCACCTGGCTCTAGCATGTCCTCTTCTTCTGAAGTTAAATAATCTGATTCGTATTCTACAGTTGTTGCTGTTGCATCTGCAGCTAATGTTCCTCTTAAAACAGAAAATGATTGAATGTCATCATTTGGTTCTAGGTACTCACGATATATTCTATCTATTAAATTTCCTATATTTGTACTCATAATATAAAACTATACCACAAGAAAAGGGTGGAGGTGGAGTTCCACCCTAATCTTGTAATTACTTTTTAAGCTACTGCTTGAATCTTGCAGTGGTATGAAGGAGGACCAAATTCAAATCCCATCTCCATATAAATTGCTTTACCAATTCTTGCATTTGCATCTTGGTCAAGGTCACGAACGAACACAGTACCAAATCCTGGGATGTTGGTAAATACTGGTTGTATGTAAGCCATGTCTAAGATGAATGAAGAACCTGCAGGCATAATGTCAGGGTCAATGACCATTAATCCAATAGAACCAAATGGGGTTACTACTGTATCAATGTCAATTCCTGCAACATTTCTATCTCTAGGAATGATTGCACCTGTTATTCCGACATTACCACCAATAAGTTCTGTGTTAAGGTCCAAAAGTTGTTTTGGACTTACACATAGAACTGGTTGCTTTAGTGGTGCATGAGCATCATATAATCTCTTCATAGCACCTGCTATTGCATCAAAAGAAAGCACTCTTGCTGAACCTGAACCATCTCCTGCGGCATCATTGTAAAAACAATTACCGCCTAGTGGGTTTGCAGATGCAGCTACAGTATTGTTAGCGTTCTTGCTTTGACTAACCCAATGGTCTATTCCCCACATTTCTCTAGTTCCATCACCTGGGGTGGTATTAGCACCATCAGAGAAAGAACCATTGAATGCGAACCATTCTGCTTCTTTTGCTACTTTTTCTAATGCTTTTTCAAGCTGTAATGCAAATTCATCATTTACTGGTGAGCCACCAAATAGTCCTTGTGCAGCACCTGCTGTTGTTGTTCCATCACCATCTGATTGGTTGACAACATTAGCACTAAGTGTGAAAGGATTTTGATTTCCTGTGGATGCTAAAGCTGTGTAGGTCATTTGTACACCTTTATGGAAAATTTGAGTTACATATGTAAATGCACTTCTATCTCTTCCAAGATATTCTGTAGGTGAGTTACCTTCTTTTCCTTTAGTTGGTTCTGAATTAATGATTGCACTATCTTCTACTTGGACTTGCCAATATGTAGAATTAAGTACTTTACCACCATTCAAACCACCAACTGCTGAAAGCAAAGGTGTTCTTTGACCGCCAACTTTAAACAATTCACCTGCAAAGTTATTGATATTTTGTGCATATATTGTATCGTTTGTTAACGAAATACTTGCCATTTTAATCTTCTCCTATATAAATTGTTTTATTGGTTTAGAAGAAGTAAAAGATACTACTTAGCTGTTCTTTTTTGCTTCTTCTATAACAGAGAGCTTGGCAGCTATTGAGTTACGCACATTTCCTGATTTTTCTATTTCTTTAACCTGTGATACTACATCTGTGTTGTATAAATCTACAACAGAATTTTTCTGTATGTTGTTTAGTTTCTCTTGACTTTGTTCTACATTTTCTTGTAATCTGTCTTGATTCCCAAACTCAACTTGAAATTCTTGTGATGCGTATTCCTGGATTCCTTCTACAGTTAAATCGCCTTCGTACATCATCTCAACTGCTTTTCCAACACCTTTAGTAGTGTCAAGACCTGCTTCGTTAAAAACTTGTTGTCTTTCTTTACCTTCGTATTCTGCAATTTTAGATTCGTAGAGTGAAAGTTTTTCTCTCATCTCTTTCCAATTCTTATCGCCTGTGTCAGAGTTGTTTAGTTCTTCTGTCATTATTCTATTGTCCATTTCTTCTACATTTTTTTACAAGAGGTGTAGAGTAACCTCTGCATTTTTGTCTTACACTACTGTTTTTATTTGACAGGTCTTGTCAGTAGGCATCAAGACCGATTACAAAATGAAGGTCTAGTTTAACCCCCAGACCTGTCTACAGGGTCAATATTTAGTATAACAGATAATTGTAAAGTGCAAGTTTATGATTCTTCTAATCCTACAACTTCACCTGTTCGTAATGTAGCTGCACCTGCTTGTGCTGCTGATGCTGATGCAATTTGTGCTTGTATTCTACCTATTCTCTGTGCTTCTGATTGTTGCCCTAATTCAGTAGCTTGTACATATCCTGTAGATGTTACTTCACCTCTACCAAATCTCTCTGCACCGCCTGATAGTCCAGGTAATACTGTAGATGCAGCTTGAAATCCTCTTCTAGCTTGTGCTTGTGTTAATCCTTGTTGTTGTAACCCTCTAGCTACTTGTGTTGTAAGTGCAGATGTACCTAATGCTACTTCTGCTTCTGCCATAATCTGACTTTGTCTTATTTGATTTTCTAATACTGATGTATTTAATTTAGGTGATATAAACATACCAAATATAGATTCTTCATTTAAATCTAAATTAAACTCTCTAAGATACACTTCTTTAACTTGTGGTATATTTTGTACAATATTTTGATAACCTACTTGTAATCTCTCTGCAAACTCTGCAGGTGATACATCACCAGATATAGCTTCTACAATGTCTGCATCAAATACTTGTGGATTTAAATTGTAGTTTCTTAGTTCTAATTGCATAAACTCTTTTGCAACAATGTATTCTTGTTCTGTCATACGAAGTGAATTATCTTCTTTTCTAATGCCAGGGTAAACAGTTTCCATCATTGGGTCTGAACGCATCTGTAGTAGTGCTAGTTCACTGCTACCAGTGTCTATGTAACCTTGTACATATACATCAATTAATCTTTCATCTAAATATGGAAATCTTAATTTAGCTTCTTCTTTAGTTGTAAGACTTGGTGATTCTACTGGTTCATATGGTACTTCTACAGTTTGTGGTGTATATACTTGTACGCTTTGTTGTGCAGCGTTAAGTCTTTCTTCTAATAATCTTCCATCTCTTTGTTTATTAAGTCTATCTATTTCTGCTTGTACTGTTGCATCTGTGTATGTACCTGCAGCATCCTCTTGTTTTACATATCTTCCACCAGGTCCTTGTACAATGATATATTTAGTAACCTGACCACCACCTGTAACAATGTTTTGTATTTCACCTGGTGGTGTATAACCTTCAACTTTTTCTGTAATTAAATCTGTTTCTATTTCTAATTGACTTCTTGTATCTAATGGTTCAGGTTGTCTAGTCTTTAAAAATATTTCTTCTGACTCACCTCTAGCAATAGCTTCATCTTCGCTACCATATCCTAATATTTGCCACCACTCCATAATTTCTCCTAACTAAATGCTGCTGATAAATCTTGTTTAAAATTACCTGCCATACCACTAAGTATATCTTGTTGTACACCTGGTGTATTCTGGTAATCGTTTCTTACTTGCTTACCTATGATTGTGTAATCACCTTTAAAATCTTTAGCTAAATTATCCATATATGATTTAAACTCTTTGTTTGGTGCTTGTTTAGTTATGTTAAATCCATAGTTATACAATGGTGCAGACCATGTGCTATGTTTAGAACCAGAGAAATGTGGATAAACTTTATCATGTGCAGCTTGTAGCTCTGTTCTTATTTTTTCTTCTTGCACATTAGATTCTGTAAGTGCATCTAGTCTTAACATACCTGCATACTTTTCTAGTTGTCCTGATTCTATATAACCATCTAATGCACTTGCACCCATTATGTCAGTAATAATATTTTTAGCTGCTAGTTCTCCTGTCTTTGTTTCATCAATCATACCTATATATTGTCTATATGATTCAGGAACTGCATCATCACCGCCTGACATTTTTCTATAATAAGAATCAGATAACAATGACATAATTTCAAATGCTTTAGCACTACTCATAGCTTGACCTTCTATCATTTTGCCTGATGTAATATCTAATGCTAGTTGTGATGACAAAGCATTAAAACCAGAACCAGTTATACCCAAACCATTTAAATCAACATTAAAGTTTTCTTTGTTCTGTGCTAACTGTGCATCTGCTCTGTCTGGTGCAAGTAATTTAAGTTGTATAAAATTTCTTTCTTGTGTTGTTGTGTTTAAATAATAAGGTGTATTTTCTATTTCCTCTGGTGTTACTGGAATACCTGTAAGTGCAGAAGAAGCATATAGTTTTACAATATCCTCTTCATACACCCAGTTACCTGATATAGCAGCACTTCTATCTATATTCTTTTCTAATATAGTTTCTATATCTGACCAATTTCTGTCATCTGGGTCTTGTAGCTGTGAATAATTTAATACTGGTACAAACAATCTTTCGTTTGCATTTTCCCATTCTTCTTTTGTAAATGATTGTATTCCTGTAGGAGGTTGACCATTAGTAAAGTAATTATTAGAGTCTATAAAAACAACAAGCGGTAAACTGTATTCTGGTCCTGCAACATTAAATATTCCATAGTATTCGCCATCTACTTGTATGACCTCATCTGATTCTATATACTCTGGATTAAAATTACTCATTATTTATTGCTTCCTGTAAATCCTGCATTATATATACTAGCAGGATTTTCCTTAAGTTTTGTAGTATAATCGCTAGTGGTTTGGTCTGTACCAGATTTGTACGCTTCACCTATTAAAAACATTAAACCTTTTGTTAAACCCCATCCTGGTGAATATTTAGATATTTTTTCTTGGTCTAATTCATTCATAAACTGACTACCAAAATCAAACTCTTCTAGTTGTTTTTTACCTGGCGGTGTTTGAAAATAATCATATGCAGACATACCTAATACTTTAACTGGTTTTCCTGTAGCATCTAACTCTGGTTGTCGTAATTCGTTATACACAGCACCACCTTCTCTGTATTTGTAAGCAGATGAATCTGCATATAACGCTGCTTGTGCAACATCAGCTAATGCTACTCCTATTTCGTAAGCTATGTATGTTGGCAATATGTTACCAAATTTTAATCTACCAAAACCTAATTTAGATGCTGCATCATCTAAATATGGAACTGCTTTTTCTATAGCTTTTTCTATAGCAACATCTCCTGGTGCTAATGCAGGTGCTATTTTACCTAATCCTGCTAATGCAGTTCCACCTAGTACACCAAATCGTGTAAGAGTTTTAGCTAATGTATTGTATAACTTTGGATTTTTAGCAACTGTTTCTTGTGCTAGTTGTGCAGCTAGTTTGCTATCAGTACCACCTTGTTGCATTTTATTTTGCACAGCAACTTTTATTTCTTTTTCTGTTGGTGCTGTAGAGAATCTGTGATTAGTTAATGATACTTCTAAATTGTTTATCTCTGGTACAAATTGATTTACCACATCACTGTCAGATGCTATATATCCTTTAAAGTTACCTGCATCCCAGTATTGTTCTACATTAGCAAAATTTTCACCTAGTATTTTTTCTATCTCTTGTACAGATACTTGATTAGCTTCCATATCTAGCAATACATTAAATTTTTTATCTTGTAACTGTTCTGGTGTATAGTATTTAGATTTAAAAGTATTTTTTAATTCTTCATTAGCTTTGTATATTGCATCATTGTTAGCAAATTTTTCTTCTATTATTATTATTCCATTTTCATTTAACAAGTTTTCTTTTATAAATTTAATTTGTTCTGCTCTATTTTTATCCATAAATTGAAATGCCATAGACTCATGTACTACATCATATTTATCTACTTCATTAAATACAGCAAATCTTACAGGTTGAAATGCTTTAGCATCAAATATTTTATCTTGGTCATCTAATACATAACTAAATGCTTCTCTTCTAAATATTGCATTAGTAACTAATTCACCTTCTTCAAATACATCTTGTGCTTTTTTTAATGGGTCTAACACTTCTACATAAAAGTTTGGATTATTTTTAGCTAATGCTTTTGCCCATGTTCCTTCTGTTCCTCCTATATCTAATACTTGATATCTTCCTTTTAATAAGTTGTCAGGCATAGGTTGTTTGTTAAGTAAATTAGATAAGGCTAAACCTTTTATTATTTGTGTTTCATAAAATGTAGGTATTGATGTAAAAATGTGTTGATTAAAGTTGCCACCTTCTTTAACTAATTTGTTATAGTCATCTTGCCACTTATAAATATCTGGATTGTTCAAATCTATAATCTGTTCATACGCTGATTTTGGTCTATATTTTTCATTAATACCTTTTACAACATCATCAAAAAAGTCTTGTGATGCTTGACCTGCATCAGCTAAAGGTTTACTAATATTTTCTATTTCAAATCCATTTTTTGGTAAATCAGATACATTTATTCTGTTAACATCATCTTGTATTAATACCTGCTCTAGCTTTGCACTAGGTTTGTTTGCTGCTTCTGCAAGAACAATTATTTCTTGCTCATTACTAAATGACAATCCTAAAGCATCTAAATCTATCATGTTGTTTTTGTGTATTAAATAAGTTTCTACAGTATCACCTGCACCATATAATTGATTCATTTGATAAGATACAGCTTGTGCTGATGATGGACTTTTAGACATTGATTGCCATGGGTAAAATCTATTTAATTTACCACCACGCCATAACACAAAATAGTCATTAGGATTATTTTTATATATTTTATTATGTGCATCTATTATTACATTTCTCATGCGTTCTTTTAAGTTAGTAAATTGACCTTGTTCAGTTACTAACTCAACTAATACTTTATTTATTTCTGGTCCAAGTTCAGAGTTACGAGATTGTAGTCTGTCTAAAAAAAATGCTTCATCATTAAATACACCCATAGGTATAACTTCTGTAATTGGCTTATCACTAAAAATACCAATTTTGACAATATCTGATAGTGCATCTGCTTGGAAATATGGTTTATGTGCGTATGCAGTTGATGGACTGTGACTAGCTAAATATATAAAAAACTTAGTTATATCTTCATCAGATGCTCTGTTTTTTAATATTCTTTCATATAATTCTTTAGCATCAAAACTTGTAGTTCTATTCCAGATATATTCTTTACCTTCTCTAGTGTATCTAGTAAAAGAGTCTGGATTAAATACTTTATTAGGTTTGATTACATCATCTGCCCATTCATCTATTTCACCTACTGGTACATCTAGTACATCTGAAGTGTAATTAAATCTTGTTTCTAGTAATGGTGCATCATCTACTACATTTGTAGGTGTGTCTGGTATATCTGTATAGTATTTATAGTAACCATTTAATGTTCTGTCATATTTGTCCATGCCTTGTATGTTTTTTCTTGGGTCAATAGGTTCAACTTTATTTCCTTGTTCATCTAATACCCAATCCCAATCTTCCATTTCTGCTAAAGCCATATCTTCAAAAGGAGTAGGTTCTGTCCAACCATCAAAAACAATAGCCATGTCCTCTGTTTTTTTTGTAGTGTATAAATCATCATTAAATGCTATTACATCATAAAAAACATCTTGATTAACAGCACCTAATATTCTTGACTTAACTGTTTGGTCTACTATGCCTTCAGATAATTTATCGTACTTTCTGTATCTTGATAACAAACCTTCTTTTATGTGTGGATTATCTATTTGTTCTATAAAATTATCTAAACTTTTTCTAAATTCTTCAGGCGTTACTCCTTCTTTTAACTGATAACCTGTGCCACTTTGTTCTCTTAGCAAATCATCAGGAGTTAATGTATCTCCTTTTCCTTCATAAAAAGGTATTGGACCAAGTTCTTCAACAGGATAGTTTTTTATAAATTCATCATAAGAAATATTATCAGGTCTTTCTAGAATATTTTGGCTGAACAATTCAGAATTTTTTTCTACTGGTAATTCACCAATTACATTTTTATCTAAATTTTTAAAAGCTTCTACTTGATTTTCGTAGCCAATCATAGTTGCTTTAATATCATCTACTACATTTGTAGGTGTGTCTAATAATGTTTCTGTAAATGCTTCTGGAACTTTTCCTGCTGCAAAACCTTCTTTTGTTTGTAATGTTGCAATAGGTTTTATGCCTAAAGTATCTCCTTCTTTTACTAATGGTATTATTTCGTATTCTATAAATGTTTGCCCACCAGTACCTGTTGAACCTGAACCAAATGCTTGTATACCATTATTTATAAATGTTTGTATGTTGTCATTAAAAAATCTTTTGCCACCTGTTTCATACCCCATAGCAATCATAGCTTTGTTATCATTAACTAATTGTCGCCAATTTTGATTTGTAAATTCTTCTGGTATATTTAACGCATTTACTAATTCAGGATAATTTTTAACAATGTCATCTGTAGGAAGTATTTGATTTGGTTTTATTTGTGTTGCAAATTTATAATTTTTTCTTCCTGATGATTGATATTTATGAGAATACATTGGATTAGGTGAAAAGTAACTTTGCTGTCCAAGTCCAACACTTCCTTTATCTCTTGATAAAGGTCTAAAATCAGAATCAATAATTCTATTTGGGTCATCAGTAGCCCTATATAAAATAATATTTCCATTGTTATCTACAGGTACTGTTACATCTCTACCAAATCTATCTTGTGTAATTACGAAATCATCAACTACATTTGTAGGTGTGTCTAATTGTGGTGTGTATTTATAAGTTGTAATATTTGTATCTAACAATCCTTGTTCAGATGGGAACGCCTCTAGTCCTGGAACATCTTTTAATTTTTCTTGAAATGCTTTTTGTGTCTGTACAGTTTTACTTGGACTTGATAAATCTTCATACCCTGCCATTAATATAAATTCAAAAGGTTGATTATTTTTATTACTCCAATCAAACATTTCTTGCACGATTGAAGTTCCAATTCCTTTTTTTTGGCTTTCTGGTTTTAGGTATAATCTATCTGCAAGAACTGTTCCATCTTCTTTAACAAACATATTAAACCCTGCTTCAGTTTCTTCTACTGGACCAAACATAGAATCAAAATTAGTTATAAAATGTTCTTTATATTTATCTCTAATATAATTTACAAAATCATCAACTAATTTAATAGTGTTATCTTCTGCCATCTTATGGCTCTAGTAAGTCTAAGACCTCTTCAATATTTACTGGTCTACCTGATGGAAATTGTATTTGTTCATCTACTTTTTTGGTTTTAAATTTAGTAGGGTCAGGTTTTTTAAAACTTGTGACAGTATCAAAGTATTTTAAAAATGTTCCAGTTTTAGTTGGTTTATAATCTTGTGGAGGTGTACCAAACATATTTGTTATTCCTGCACTTCTAGTTGTTGTATCTATTTCATCATCAGTATCATTTTGTGTTTCTTCTGGAACAGTTGTTGTAGTTGGTGGTATTGTAGTTGTAGTTGTTGGTGTTACTGGCTCATCATCATCAAATTGACTACCTCTCTCTAAATCGTTATCAAATTGTTTTGCATAATCTATATATTGTGATGTATCTTCATTTTGCACAACACTCCAAGTTGACCAGTTGTCATAACCTTTTTTACTATTAAGTACAATAATTGCTGCTTTTGCAGCTAACTCTACATCTGTACTAATTAAATCTATAAGTCCTTGTTTATCTATTCCTTGAAACTCTGGCACAAACTCATTATTAATTATTGTTACATCTCTATCTGATGTGTCTTTACCCCATACTGGCATATATATTTGTAATGGAGAGTATGATTCTTCTCCGCCTATTGCTTTGCCCATTCCTGGACCATCCATATCAACTTGATTACCTTTTCTCCATTCAGCAGCAGAAAGTGCTATAAGGTTTTGATACACTTCATTGTCTTGTGATGGGTCTTTACTCATAGCAAAACCTGCTTCTCTTAATTCTGTAGCAGCTTTAACTAATGCTAATGTCCATCTACTCCAACTTACTTTTTCCATTATCCTAATCCTGTTCTTGTAGTTGTAAGAAAGTTTTGCTTAAACAATAAAGCATTGTTTCTGTCAAACTCTCTATCCTTTGCACCTTGTATTCTAGTAGCATCTCTAGCTTCTACCATTTCCATTAGCCTAGCATCTACATCTATTGCCTCTGGTATATCTTTAGCAGCAGCAAGTTCTTCTGGGTCAGGTATAATGTATATTCCTGTAGATGTTTCTAACACTCTTCCATCATTTAATGCTTTCTGATATTCTATACCTTCAGGTGTTTCACCACTTGGTGGTGATGACATAAACTTAGTTGTACCAAGTAATAAATCTTGTAGTCCTACAGCTTTACTTTCTATATCTTCTTGTCTTGCTGCAGCTTGTGTAGATAGTTCTATAAACGCATCACCAATATCTTTGTAATCTTTTGCTGTAGCTTTTAGTCCTAATCCTGCATATATCTCATCAACTTTAGATTTAGCTTGTGTTCCTGTAACCTTTGGTCTATTAACAGTAGAATAACCTACAGCAGTTAATATCTCTGATAACTGTGTACCACCATCATTTTGTAGTTTAAATTCTTGTAATGCACTACGCCACTGGTTACCTGTGCTTAAACCATTTTGCATATCTGTCATCCAACTTTCACCATCATTTGCATAAGCTAATACATTGTTCATATATTTAGCTAAACCTTTATCCCATACACCTAATTTCTCTGGTGCAGGTCCTCCTGCTGCTGCAATTAATTGTTGTATTTCAAATATGTCATCTCTTTCCCAAAATAAATTCCATCCATCATTTTGCAAAAATGGTGCTTCTAGTGGCTCTCCATTAGGTCCTAATCTAACTTCTCCATCTTTTGTTACATATTGACCTTCGCTGTTGTAATAATTACCACCTAATGTAAGTACACGACTTAATCCTGCTAATCCTGTTTCATCATCAAAAGCATATGTTGATTCTACTTGTGGTCCAAAAGATGCTACCGCTTCCTCACTTAATGTAGTTTGTATTTGGTCAGAAAAATTAATATCACTTGTTTGTGTAAGATTTGTAGATTCTTTTACTTTACCTGTAATATCTCCTACATCAGTTCCTACAGTCCCATAAAATTTTATTAACTCATCATTGTATTCAATACCTTCTGAACCAATATTGTTTTTCAAATCATTTTGTAAGTTAACTAACTGTATTTTTATTTCGTTTAAATCTGCAGTTTCTTTATTTAAGTTTTTAAAAAATACTACTGATGGTAAACCTTGTACTCCTGGTATTTCAAATAAATCTCTAATTGAAAATGCACTTTCCTGATAATCCTGAAAAGCATCAATACCAAATAATTCTTTACCTACTGGTGTTGCATATGGTATAAAATTATTTTCTAATAATGCTGTTATAAATCCTGATTTGTTATCTTCATATCCTCTGTAATCTATTGCAAATGACATTAATTAATCCTCATATCTTGTATTGTCAACTTCATAAAACAGAATACCATAAAATATCTGGTTAAAGAATGTATCTGGATATTCTTCAATAAGTTCTCTACCATATTCTGCCAACCTATCACGCACATATGCACTTCTCTCTTGCTCACTGCGTAGTGGGTCTATTGTAGGTGGGTTTGCTTTACCAAATCTACCACCTTCAAACTCTCCACCATTTGTCAATATAGTAATAGCTTCTTCTCTTTTTTGTAAATATTTTTGTAGCGGTGTAAATTCTGGTGAACTAGATAATACCTCATTATCTTTCCATGTTTGTAGTTCCATAATATCTAATGATGGGTCAGATTTTATTTCACCTATACCTAATGATGAAAACCCTTTAATACCATATGCTTTTTCTAGCTCTCTTCTTTTAAGTGCATAATTACCATTAATCCATTTGTTAGATTTGTCTTGTTCTTTAGCAATTATTTGCAAATCTTCTTTTACTATTTGCAATTCTCTTTCTAACAATGTCTGTCTTACTAACAAATCCCATTCTTTTTCTGTGTAGTAATCTCTAAGTGCATTAAAGTCACCTGACCATACCCAATCATCATCAACTGAATCTGGTCGTATATAGTATGCAGTTCTTGGATGTGTATCATACAATGCTCTGTTTTCTCTCTTTGACCAAAACTGTACAGCAGATTCTGTGTATGGTGTTCTAACAGCAGGTTTATTTTTAGTTTGTATAAGAGGTATGGGATTAATTCCAAATCTATCTATAAACTCTGATTGTGTTGTAGAGTAATCATAATCATTTACTTCTAACATTCTTCTGTATTCATCTGTAAGTGCTTGTACAAACCACCATTGACCATCTTTATCTTTTACTTCTATTCTTGGTTGTAATCCTGTAGGTAGTGATGCTTGTACAAGTCCTCTAACTAACCATTGGTTATTTGCTGCATCTCTGTATTTTTCTAAAGTATCACCTTGATTACCTGTATCTGTTGGGTCTATAAGACCTTTAGAATACATAACAGCAAGTGTATCAATTACAGAACTTGCATATCTTCTGTCTAATGTTTCTTCAGAGTTATCACTAAAATATTCTGCAGTTAAAACCTTTTCAGCATATGATGGTAAAACCTCTGTAACTAATGAATACAAATCTGTATTAGTTCTAAAATCTCCAAGTATAGATTTAGTTAAAAATGTAGGTAGTGTAGTAACAATATTTTCAAAAAACTCTAATCCCCATACTTCTCTAGGTCCTACACCTGGTAAGAAACCATTAGCTGTTACCAAGTTAAGTGCAGATAAGAAACCTGCAGGTCTTACACGCACACCTTGTTGTCGTAAATCTTCTCCAAAAAAGTTTTTCTGTATAACACCGAATGGGTCAGGATAACTAAACATACGCTTACCTGTGACTGGGTCTTTAAAAAAGAATCCCATTTCTGCATCCCATGGTTTACCTTCATCACCTGCATCAAACGCTATTCTTGCTCTGTTAAATTTCTGTGGTCTTGTACCAAATAATCCACCCCAAGTCTTATAAACCTCTGCACCAATCTCTGGAAATGGTACATATGAAGATAAAGCATCACTAAATTGATGTCTTGACTTAGTACTGTACAATAAATCAACTACAGATGCACCTGCTTTTTTAGACAATATTGCCATAAGTTGTTCCATAGTTGTTATCTCATTAGCAAAACCTATTTCTTTGTAAGTAGTTATTTCATCTACTATTTCACCTAGTATTTTTTCCCCAAACTTACTACCACGAAGTGATGCTTCTGCACCTTTTAAGAAATCTTTTGCTAAGTCCTCTGTCATTAACTTGATGCCATCTAATCCATGTTCGTATATACTCCATCTATACATTGGGTCACGATTAGCTATATCTGATGGTCCAGTAAGAAATGTAGAATATAAAAACTCTAGTCCTCTATCTAGCTTTGCAACAGCAGCATCTAAATCACCCTTACTTCTATATTTATTATTTAAACTTACATATGCACCATTAACATTGTCTGGTAATACATTTATATCTTTTTTAAACAACTTCCATATATTTTTATAATATTTAGATATTTGTCCTTGTATTGTACTCATGCCTTTGCCCTGTGTAGCAAGTGTCCAACTTTCTAACCAGTCTGTGCCATCTACAAATCCACCATTTTTAAGAAAGTTAAGTGCTGCACTTGATGCACCTTCAAAACCATATTCGTATAATGGATAAACCATAGTTCCATTTTGAAATCTTATAGAAGTTGCCCAATCTTCTGATTTTACTACACCTGACAAAGGGTCTTTGATTTGAAACTGTCCACCAATATGTCTTGATATTCTGTAACCTAGTGCTTCTAAATTATTTCTTAATGCAACTGGATTATCTAATACTTCTTTAGCTTTTCTGCCTCTTAGGTCTGCTTGTTTTACAAGTTGTTGCATGACTTGTTTACCATCATATGATGTAGTAAGCCAGTTCATTGTGCTATCTATACCATCATTTACTAATCTCTGTGTAATAGGGTTTTTAGATAATAGTATTAATTGATGAATCCAGTTTCTAATGTAATCATCTTCTACTTTACCATTAACAATTTTGTCATAATCTATCATGGCATCACCCATAGGATTTACTTTTACTGGTTCAAAAAACTCATTTAGTGCTTTTCTTGACATAGATTGTAAATAAGATTCTGTCAATGGTAACCAACTACCATCTGGTGCTACATTAGCTATACCTCTTTTTTTCCTTTTAAGAACTCTTGCAACATCAAAGTTTGTATCATACAGTGCTTCCATAACTGCTTTACGAACAACTAAATCATTTGTTGTAGCATCTCTTAATCGTTCCATATCTGGTGCATTTTTATTTACAAACCACAACAAATTATCATCTACATCTATAGCTTTCTTCCAATATTTAAGATTGTCAGAATTAAGCAAATTAGTTTTTAATATTTCATTTATTGTGTCATCTGGTAACCAAGCACTTAACTGCTTACCTTTTATACCTAACATAGACATAGCTACTAATGCTTTCTCTATATTTTTAGGTGTTACTTCTTTTAATGGTGGTATTACAACTGATACATCTAAATGTAATGTGTCATCAGTTTTATCCAACCACCAACCCAATACATGATTTTCCTTGCGTAAATATTTTCTACGAATAGTAGCTTGGTCACCACCTATTAAAAAATTAGATAGTATTGGTTCTAATAAATCACTTAATGATGTATCTGCATTAACACCTAATTTTTCTGCTATCTCTGACCTTTTTACTACTATACCTAAATTATGATATGGACTGACTGTTCCAAATGATGCAGGATTTACTATACCTGTTTGCAAATTAAAAGAACCGCCATTTGGATTATCTAATATTGTATCTGCAATAGATTTTTTATCTGATGTTACTTCTCTTAGTTGTCCTTTAAATACTCTAAGTTGTTTTACTTCTTCTATTCCTAGTTCTCTAAATATAAAATCTCTACCATCATTATTACCTAATACCCAAGATACAAAGTCATCAGATGCCATACCATATTCGTTCATACCTATCTTCATATGTTTAAGTAATCGTTCTATTTGTGGATATTCTATAGATGCAGCTTTTACAAACTCTGGACCTAATATTTCTTTAATTAAATCACTTTCTCTTTTTTTAATTCTTGTTCCCCACAACACATCACCATAAGCATTTTGCATTTCTAATGTTTGACCACCTGCTAATTTAACTGCGTAATACTGTAATGGGTGATTAAGTCCTATTCGTGAACCACTAAATATAATTCTTAATGCCTCTTCTGGTGTAACCCTAGTAGATAGTGCAGGTCGTAACATCCATGATGGTTTTAATACTCTTTGTAATAAATAATCTTGATACAACATTCCAAGTGTTGTTTGACCACCTGCTGTAGTTCTACCTGTTCGTGGGTCTGTCTTTAATTTTTTAGAACCTAATTTTTTAAGCAATCGCTCTGTAATTTTGTCTGTAGGTTCATCAATGTATTTTCTTAAATTAGAGTTTTTCTTACCTACTATTTGTCGCCATATAGGAAAAAATCTTTCTAGTTCTACATAATCAATTAATGGTATGTAATTATCTACATACTCTGAAATCATTTGTGCAGTAGGTAATGCTTCAAATACTACTTCTTCCTTACCATACTTACCTTTTGTTTTTGTAACTTTTTTAAATTTAACTCCTGGATATGCTAATTGGTCTGGTGAACCTTCTACAGTCATATACCTTCTAAGGTCTGACTCATTAGCTAAGAAATCCATTGTTTCTGCTATCTCATCTCTAAAATCTTCTAAGTCAGGATTTCTTTTTACAATTTCTTCTTTAATGTCTGCATATACTTCACGAACAGTTTGTAACATATCTGTGTTGTTATCAGAATCTAATATTTGGTCTAAATATTTATTTCTTAATTCTCTACTAAACCTTGCAGATTTCATAATGCCATCAAGGTTTCTTGCACTTTCTCCGATATTTTTAGATGACATAACTCTGCCTGGTGCTAAATCAAAAAATCTTCTCATCCTATGTGGCATAGACATTCTTAAATCTCCACCTACACCAATAATGCCTGTAAACAAATTATCTGTAGCATTAGGATTAAATGCAGCTCTTGTTTTATTAGCTTGTTTTAACAAATTTCTTAATGCACCTACATCTGTATCTTTACCTAAATATTTTTTAGCAATTAAATTAGATGCTTCACCAAGCAAGTTTGGTTGTATAGGAATGCGTAATTGATTTCCTTCTGTTATAGCTCTTACTATGTCATCATTTATACCATACTTAAATGCCATAACTTTATCTACACCTGACAAATTACCATTTTGCATAAGTGATGTAAGTAATGTTTTCATAAAGTTTTTATCATCAACAACAGTAAGTAATTGCAATAACTCTACAGGTGCTTTGTTTAAACCTGGCATATCCATTAATGTTGATAAATCTTTATTTGCAACAAAAGCATCTAGTAACTTATCTCCTCTTTTGCTGTCTAATATTTGTGTAGCAGTCCTACCAAACATAAGTTTTCTAGCTTCTTTTCTTGTAATCTCTCTTGTTATACCTGGTGATACTTCTATAGTTCCACCTTTTATTGTTTTAAGAAATTGATTTATAAGCGGTATGTTTTTAACATCATCTCCAACCTTGACAGTTTTAAATGCTTGTTGCATACCTTCATCTACCAAACTTCTAAGTCCTAGTTTTGCACCAGATAAATAACCTAATGCAAAGTTTGTAGGGTCACCAAAAACTCTAAACGCACCATCAATAACTGTTGAACCTAACGCATAACCTAAATCATCTTTAGTAAAAAACTGTCCTGCAACAATACGACCTGGAGATATATTTACCTGTCCTGCTTTTCTAGTTTCTGTTTTAAATTGATTTTCTAGTTGTTCATATCTCTCTGTAATTGGTACACCATAAATTTCCTCTGCTTCTCTTAAAGAATCTGCTTCAGACAAACCTGCTCTACGAGAGTCTTTAAAACCCTGTGTTTCTTTTAATGGTGTAGATGCAGGAAAAAAACCTTTACCTAAGTTAAGTGGTTTACCTTGTTGTATTTGGTCGTAAGCTAAATTAAACTCTGTTGGACCATAAGCATCTTTTGTATCTTTATATACATCTGCAAATTCTTTACCTAACAATGCAGTTCTAACTCTGTCTGCAGCTTTGTCACCATCAACTCCTGGTAACCAACTAGCAACTCCTGTTAACCCACCTAAAAATGTGTTAGCAGCAACTGCTTGTGCTTTGTTTATTCCTGTATCTTGTGCAGCAACAATAGAAGATTTAAAGTTTCTTGATAGTGGTTGAAATCCTAAATCTAACATTAACAAACCTAATTGTGAAGCTCTTCTTGCTTTAGATACTTTGTTTATGTTTTGTTGATTTTGTTTTATAGCAACATTGTTTTGTCGTTCTGATAATTGTAAAGCTAAATCAGAATCGTGTTCTAGTCCTAGTAATGCACCATACATTACTAATTTTTTATCCATATTTGGATATGCTCTAGCAATATTAGCTGCTTGTTCTGCAACTTCTGGTGTTATTGTGTTTCTAAAAAAATTTATTTCTTTTAAATTAGCTTTAGTGTTTTTTGCTAAATAACTATCTAGCTCTGGTGGACCAAATAATATTTGTCTGTAATCTCTCATTAAATACCAAAATAATCCTGTGGGTCTTTGCCCAACGCAGGTTCTGGTATTATATCCTCATTAAGCAACTCATCAAATATAGGGTCTTGCGTTATTTCTTTAGCTACTGTTAAAAAATTTTGTAATGTGTTTGTAGGTGCAATTCTTGGTCCATTACTTCCTGGACCTACAGGAATACCTGCAGTGTTTGGTTCAAATTGTCTATTTGTAGGTGCAGCAATATTTAAAGGACTTGGTAACGCACCAACATTAGGTACACCGCTAGTAAGTGTAGTTTCTTGGTCTATAACATCTATAGCTTCTGTTTGTGCTTCTAATGCTGCTGTCTGCCCTGTTGGGTCACCTTCCATTCTTGGAGGTGCAACAACATCATAATATGCACCATCTACTTTTACATCTGTAGCTTGTGTTAATTTACTTGGTTTTCTTCCTCTAGGCATTATCTTCATATCCTTCTATTTCAAAACCTAAACTAATACTAATCCACACACCAGGTATAGGTGTAGGTAATATAGTCATAGCTAATGGTACATCTCCTTGTGCAGTAAGCTCTCTATAGATTGGTGTTTCATCATTTATTTCTGATTCATCCCAATCTTCTTGATTTATAATATCAAAAAATTTTGCGTTTATATCATTGTTTGGCATTAAGCACCTTCTGGTTGAGGTGCAGGTTGCTGACCTAAAGCACCTAATACTTGTTCTATTCCTACTGGTGATTCGCCTAAACCAAGACCTTGCGGTTGTTGTTGTGCTTGACCTAACATAGCTAACTCTTCTGGAGATGGTTCATCACCTTCTGCTGTATAAAATTTATCTAATATCTCTGACATCTTTTGTGGATTTTTTCTAATCTCTATAGCTGACATTAAAGCTCTTTGGTCACCCTGTGCAGCTTGTGACATAAGTGTTTCAAACAAAACTGTTTCTGCTTTCTCTGCATTTATTCTTTGTTGTATTTTAGTAATGTTATCTAATCCATCCATGTTTTCTTGTAAAGTCTGTGTATCTATAATGCCTTGTTGTTTTAATTGCAAACCTGTAATAATTTTTTGTGGTTCATCAAATCCTGCCATTACACCATAGACTCTTCTAGTTTCATAAACTTCTGATATATCAGATGATGGTGTATAAGATTCTTTGTATGCTGTTCCTTTATGAATACCTGCAATAGGTTTTCTTTTATTAGCAAACATTATTTCATCATATTCTAATCTTTTAGCATCTACCTCTTGTAATGCTTCTTTAAGAACTGTTTGATATTCTCTTACATGTAAAGATGCAGATTGTCCTAGTTCTTCTAATCCTCTACCTGTAACAAAAGCGTTAGGCGATTGTCCATCATCAGATACTGGATATGAAGCACCAAGTCGCAAGTGTCGTTCAAGTCTATCTACTTGTTGAAATAATTGGTAAGGTAGATTGTTGACTGGCTTAGACACTTGCGAACCAGGTGTTAAATAGTTTACAGCAAATCTGCCTTTTCTATATTTTCCTGATTCAATTTCACCCACAATATTTGTTTCTGTAAATACTGCATCTTCCATAGCAATAGTTCCAAGAATATTAATTTTTGCCATGTTTGCCATAAGTCCTGTAATATGTTGAAACTGTGATTGCATTTGGTCAAATGCGTATCTTTTAGCTACAACAAAACATGGTCCTGAATTTAATACATTTGGCATAAAATCAATTATTTTTTTATTTTCTGGTAAAAATATGTATGTTCCTTCTTTATCTCTATACTCAACTACAACTTTGCCATGACCTGTAGAGTTAGCCCAACTACCTGCTCTATCTGTACTATCTAATAAAGCAGAGTATGGATTTTGAAATCCATCATCATCTTCTGATGCGTATATAAATGGTTTAGCTTCTGGATATTGTTCTGCTAATACATTGTGTGGCACTCTACGAATTATTGCTAATTCATGTGGTTGTTGGTCATTACCAAAAGTTCCTGGATAACAGGTAAATGGGTCTTGTAGTTCAGCATAGGGATAAGCATTACCATCTTTATCTTTTCTATGTCCTATAGTCCAAACAACAAAACCATATCCTGGTAACCATCTTGCTGCTTGTGGTAATTGCATATGTAATTTTTGAAACTTATCATATGCCATAACTATGCGTTCTAATTTTTCAGATTTTTTTCTAGCTCTTTCTGAATCTTTGTCGTTAATAATATCAACTTTTAAATCTGGACTTCTTCCAAGTTTTTGTGCAAATCTTTCTAGTGCTGTTAAAAATAAATTGGGTGCAGGTAGTTCGTGATACTCTACATTCATTGAATTACCAAGAAGTGCTTTTACTGCAGCTTCCCCACCATTCATAATGTCACGAATCCTAGACCTGTCAACCATTTGTTCCTGGTTAATTACTCTTAGGTAATCTATTTTGTCATAAAGTTTATCGCTGTTTAATGGCATTTATCTCCAATTATCTATATCCATACTACTAGGTTCATACTGTGAAAAGCTAGGACTATAATCATATCCTAACTCCGCAAAGCGTTCTTTCTGCATTCTTCTTATAGCTCTCATTGGAAACCAACTAGCCATAACTATGTCTGTTTTTGTACCTACACTTTTGCTTTTATTTTTTGCAGAGCTAAAGTACACTAACTGACTTGTATATAAGTTTACCTTTTCTTGTGCTTCAAAGCTAAGATATGGCAAAGAAATATTTTTTTCTTGAAACATAGGTCGCATAGCTGTTACACCATAAATAGGGTCAAATTTGTTTTTGTAAGTTTCGTGTCCTTCTAAAAATATACCATGCTTAGATGCAAAATCTCTAATAGACATATCTTGTCTAATTGCTTTTTGAAATCCATTTTCTTCTATTACCCAATGTGACAAATTATATTTAGCCCACCATTCTTTTATTATTTCTAACGCTTGTGGAATACCGCCACCTAAATTGTTGTTCATGTCTATCATGCTTAATTTATTTTCTACAGGTTCGTATGCCCACAAAAATGCAGCTTGATAACCTGTAGAGGCAGGGTCAAGTCCTGCTATTAATCTTGTACCATGTGGTATGTGTCCTATGTCACGCTTTTGTTCACGACACTCTTCTATTTCTACTCTATCAAATAAAGATAATCCATCAGGCATAGCTACATTAAGATAAACCATTTCGTATATTGCTCTACCACCTGTAGTTTCTGCGGCTCTTTTTCTGTCCATTAACCATTTGTAAGTTCTTTTACTAGACCACAACATGCAATCTACATGCTCATCTTCATTCCAATCAGGTAAATTACAAGCAGTATCATGTGCTTCTTCAACTATTGTTTTCCAAGATTCGTTGTCTAACAAATGTGAGTATAGGTCATCATAATGTTGTCTTGACCCAATAACTACCATAGCTGTATGTTCCTCTTTACGACTAGATAGTGTTGTAGTCCACCAACTTCTTGTGTTTTCTCTTGATGCAGGTTGCATAGTAGAGCTGTGGTCCTCAATGTCATCAGCAATAATTATGTCACAGTCACGAGATAATATTTTACCTCCTCTACCAAGTCCTACCATAGTAGGTGATTTAATACCTGTAACAGTTCTTGTACCTACAGTAAAACCATTTTGTGACCAAGACTTACCTGTTCTTGATGTAGGTTTAAATTTTGGTCCTGGTCCACATATTTCTTCTATTAACAATTCGTTACTTTCAAGTTGGTCAAGCACAGAACCTATTGCATTCTTTGCAATTTCTTCGTTACCACCAACCCACAATATACGAATGTTAGGTTTTGTACATATAAGCCATACAGCAAAATGTATTAACAAATCTGTTTTTCCATGTCTAGGAGGTGAAAGTATCATTTGTTGGTCACCATGTTCTATAGCATCTAAAATAGAATTAATCCATTTTATATGAAACTCTGGTGTTTCGTATGCTTCACCTTTTTCTGTTTGAAAATATCTATCTCTAAAATTTCTAAAATCTTGTAATGATTTTTCTGCAACTTGCGGTATCTCCCAATTATCTTTTGCAACTTCATTTTCTTTATCTTCTATATATGCGTTATATGCCATAGATACCGCAGCAACAGAAGTTTTTAATATTTTTGCTACATCAGCTAATGTGTTTTTACCTTTTAATATTTCTTCTGCTAATCCTGAATCAACAATATCGTTATATACTTGACCACGCCTTGATTGTAAATTTTTCTTTTGACTAGGTATAACTAAAGTGTCATCTTCTTGTTTCCACTCTACACCTTTTTTCTTTGCTCTTTTTTTTTGCATAGTAATTCTGTTATAACATCTATCACTACAATATTTAGTTCTACCTTTAGGTAAAGGTCTGTGGCATCCTCCTGCATAACAAAATTTATTTGCCATAGGATTTACATTTTTTGTTTTTACATTTCATATCGTTCCTGGGTAACAATTCTTCTCCACACCTTGGACATCCAATGGGTATCAAACTATTTCTTTATTTTTTTAATTTTGCCATTGTGTGTTCTAGCAAACTTATGGGTTTTAGTTTCTCTTATAAGAGTTCCATAATATCTTTTGCCACCCCACATCCAACTTACTTTTTTAGCCATGTTAACTCCTTACCACATTTTGCAAGACCAATATCTTGCAGATGTTTTATCTGTTGCTGTATCACATTTATGTCTTGCTCTAAATGATTTTCTAGCTTTTGGGTTATCTTTGCGTATCTCCATGTTTGGGTCACCAAACATAACTTTTTTTACTTTGTCACCATCTTTAACATAAACTTTAAATTTTTTTCTACCATGACCAGGTTCACCTTTACTAATCCTAGAAGGTTTATTTAATGTAACTGATTTACCCTGATATGTTGCCATTACTTACCAACATTTTTTTGTGCATTTTTATGTGCTTTACTAAATGTACTACCTCTTTTCATAGAGTTAGTCATATACTGTAAATGTTTTTTGGTATGATGTTTACTGTGTTTCTTCATAGTATCTTGTTGTCTTTTAGTTAACTTAGATACATCTACGCCTTTAATTTTCATTAGATTTTTTTTCTTCTCTTACTATCTCTTAATTTTTTTAAATCAGCAGAAGTAATTTTATCAAAAGGCGGTGCAACCGCAGCTAGTTTCTTTTGCTTAGAAGAATAACTTCCCTTAGGCATTAGTAACCTCTTTTTTTCTTTTTACCTTTAGTTGTTTTTTTCTTTTTATATGTTTTCATTATTTAGAACCTTTTGGTTTGTTTTTATTTTTTATTGGGTTAGTCATTGGATATTGCTTTGCTAGTTTTGACATTTGTTTTCCAAAACCAAGTGATGCAGATTTTATATAATTTTGTTTATCTTCACGACCTAATTTATCATACACACCTTTATTAAAAGATGATTTTCTTCCTCTTGCCATAAATATCTCCTGTATTACTTCTTATTACTATAGCACAAAACTCCACCGAAGTGGAGTCTTGTTCGTACAGTATGTCCAGTACTGTTATGAAAGAATATGAAATAACAACTTACTAATCCACA